CCGGTTAACGTCACCAAAAGCATTTCACTTTACAATCGATGGATCAGACGCGACGATCTCTTCCACTTTGGTGAATGCTGGAGGCTCTGTGGAGGTTGCGCCATCTAAAGGGGTACCGGTAAGCTTGATCCTTGCTGCTGGGCAATCAGCTGGTACCATCAATGTGTCTTCCATCAATAAGTATCCGGGCGACCGCAGCTCTTCTGAAATCGCTGTAACTGACACCAGTGCTATAGAACAAGTTATTGCAGCCACGCGCCTGGTACCAACTCAGATGGTATTGATATTTGATGATGGATATTACAATAATTGGGAGATAGCTGCGCCAATTTTAGCAAAGCATGGCTTCTCTGCATCACTGTCTCTTGAAGTAGAAGATGTGGACAACGAAGATGGTGCTGGGCGACCGTGGGTGACAGCAGATGCTATGCGCAGTCTGATAGAAGATTATGGTTGGGAAATATGCAATCATCCAAATTTAAATCTATCGGCTGATGAAGACGTAATGGCAGCTGATGCAGCAGCCGAAAATCTACAAATAGTCCAGCTCCTGACTGGTGAATTGGTTTGGAATGGGAATGATTTTGTTGCCGGAACTCTGACGTACCCGAAATATTCTAATTACAAAATTAATGGTGCTGTCTACCGTGGAGGTGCGAGAAACACAGATAGTGATAACGCATACTATTCATTGTATGATAAGGTGAGATCAATCAATGGGGATATTGGAGTCAGCGGAAATCATTTGTACATAACCGATCAGGAAAGTGAGTTTACACAACACTGGTCTGCGATACCGGCAGACCCAAGCAATAATGATGCGGCCTTTCAAAGACTCCTAGCTTTTGTTCGAGGGTGTGGATCACATAAGAAAACAGCAATTATCTATGCACATTACACTCCACAGACAGCTGCCGAAGGTGATGCCGAGGGAATACCGTATATTCATGCAGCCCATCTTGAAGAACTGTGCCGGGTGTGCGTAGAAAGTGGCGTACAATTAGTGCCATGGTCGGCGATTGGCGCGGCAAATCTTATTTATGATTCTGCGTTCACAAATGTTAACAATGGAGCATTTGTTGCTGCGTCTGGTGATACTTGTGAGTTTGACGATGGCGAAACTTTAAATGAATCAGCACACTCTATTCTAATGACTGCCACGGCATATAGAAGCAGTGTGAATTTAACTCGATATCAGACAGAGACGTTCATTGTCAATCCGTTCACAAGATACAGAGTAAAAATTCGCTACAAAATTGGAACGGAGATGGTGCTCAACGGAGGCCCTGGAAATAGGAATCATGGGCTGGAAGTAGGACTGATCACGCAAACTGGGAATACAGATGGGACGGCTAGTTCGTACATAAATTCGTATCGTCTTTTACAAGGTGATCTGGCATACAATTTACCTTATGAGTCAACGGGTGGAGATTATGCTATACATGAAATGATAATGTATACCGGTAATGGGCACCACGCCTCTATAGCTTTGTCTTTAATTCAATGCACAGGTACTGTGAATATTGGACAAATTATTGTTGAACGAATGGACTCTTTAAACAAGAGACCGTTGACTGTTGAAGCAACATACAACACGACCATAGGTAGATACATTCAGCTCATGAAGCCGCAAGTAAATGGCTATAGGGACTGGGAATGGGATGTAAAAGTTGTGAGCACTGATGCAACCAGCACAGTTTCACATACTGTTGATTATGCTTTCAGCGACAGCGCAGATGTGCCTTCGCCAGTAAATGGGACGACTTGTTATGTTGTGGGAATAGGTCTGGGAGATTTTGCCACAAGAGGCGGATTACTCACGACTTATAATGGATCGACTTGGGGAAGTTTTACCAATACAACAAAAAATAGCATGATAAATGCAACGATAAGCGGCGAAGGGTACGGCAACGCATATTATCATCACCATCAGCATACTGTACAAGGGGGACAGTTTACTCGACTGTTTTCTCGTGCTATAATTGACAGACCATTTATAAGACAAACGGGTATATCTGATTTTTATATCTACAACACCTCCGGCACAAGAACTGATACATTCAAATTAGTGTGCACACCAGTATTTGTTAGCTAAGAAAGAAAAATTATGGCAGAAGCCTTTCACACAATATCTTCTCAATCTGTCAGTGTTATCCCAGATGTGGTTAGCAATGCTGACGCTTATTCATATGGTGCTTTGGTTCGAATAGTCTCTACAAAATCATTTCATTATGCTATAGGGACAGTTGCCACAACGTCTGATACTCTGGTGGATGCCAACGATCCAATATTAATCAATCCACCTAAAGATACGCTAGTAAGCGTGCTGCTTGCCTCAGGAGAAACGTCCGGTGATGTATTCTTGTCTTCAATAAGGCTTTACAGTCAAAAAGGTGCAGTCACAATTAATCCTACACCGGATGTTAAATGGCACCCTTTCATGCTGGGCAGCAAATTGAGACACATATGGGACCTGTCTGACTTGACAAAAATGTACAAGGATGCCTTTGCTGTTGATCCGGTCAATGCACATTTAGATTCAGTTTATACTATATTAGATAAGGCCGTTATTCGTGACATGTCTCCAGATGAATTCATTGCGAAACAATCTAATATATTGGAGAATCCTAATTTCTCAGAAGGAACTTATGATGCAGGCGGAGGCATATTGATACCAAATGGTTGGAATCCATATGCTCTGAGTAATATGAGTGTGGGAGCCGTTGTGGATGGTAATTATGTGTTTACAGCAACCGCTAATTTAGCCGGAATACAGCAGGGAATTCCTCTAAACACAATAAATAAAAGAAACATGAGAGCTAGAAGAGTCAGTGGTTCTACGTCCACTTCATTGCAGACATATCATGGTACATGGACTGATATTGTGCCACGAGAATCGACCATTGGGGAATGGTTTGAGATAGATCAGAGACTCATTCTATCCCATCCTTCATTGATAATATCTAGTGCATTTTCCGGGGTTACTGAATGGGAAATAGATTACGCATATGAACGTCCGCTGATAGGCGCGCACATGTCACAATCAACTGCAGAATATCGTGGTTTACTCGGCATAGTAAATGGCATATATGGAATTAATACTGATGGAACAAATGATGGCTATGCTATCGGATTTTTAAATGAGAATGCCAATGTTAGCGATTTAGATTTCTATTGGGCAGGCACAACGTCAGATGATGATTCTGTACTGTTTTCTTCTGGAGGATTTGAAGGCACGTCTGCTCCATACGCTGGGAGATTTGATTCTGGAGATATAAGTGCAGATATAAATTCACCGGCTGCAACTCGTGGAACTTTCGTCGATGGTGTAGCTGTGTCGCCGCATACGAGACAACAATTACACACCGAAGCATCAGACGGAACACCTCACGTAATAACCATAAAAGGATTAGATATGACAAATGATATTTTATCTTTTTCAGGATGGGGAGCGGCTTCTGATAGTTTGAGGTTTTCTGGGCTGACAAATCAAATAGTGATAACAGAAGAATTAACAGCAGCAGAAGATACATTACTGATAACATGGTTATCAGAAAAAGCAGGTAAGGAATAAAAATGTCTGAATCATTCTACGAAATATCATCGCAAGAGTTGGAAGCTGCTGCTGCTACAGCAGAGAGTGCGACAGCGTATAATTATTCTGCTACTGTGCGTATGATCTCTAAACAAGGATTTCATTACAGAGTTGATGGTACTGATGCCACTACTGATGATACTTACGTGGCACCAAATTTAGCAGTATATGTAGGACCGCGCGCGGGGAGCGCAGTCAGCGTTATCCTTGCCGATGGTGAGCCTTCGGGCACAATCACCATTTCAGATGTTAAACTACATTTCTCAATTGATTCTGTACCGGTGGCACAAAGAGGGTTCCCGGCAGAAATCACTGGACCTGCAATTGTCGGAGTTTTTGGTCAGTCAAATGCTGTAGGCTCTGATACGTTTGATAGTGGGCAGGCATATCCAGATGGTGTAATGCAATTAAATCAATCTGGAGAAATAGTCGCAGCTACGGTACCTCTCGATCACGTGGATGAAACGCCTGGAGACATGGGGTTTGCTTTACAATTTGCGATAGCTTTCATGAGAAGGTACCCTAATGCAACATTAATTTTAGTACCACATGGAAAATCTGGATCAGGTTTCTCTAATGATTTTTGGAATCCGGTAGACTCGCTTTATTCTGATGCCGTTGCTAGAATTATTTTGGCAAAGAGTCTAGTACCAAACGCCCTAATGGGAGGAACACTCTGGCAGCAAGGCGAGTCTGATGTAGGCATACCTGTCACATATCCTAATTTATTGTATGCTATGATTGATCAAATGCTTGTAGACGTAACTGGGCCATTTGTAGCTGGAGGTTTCTGTGACGAGTTTATAATAAATTCAGATCGACAAGAGATGGATGATGCCATGGCTGCGATACCAGACAATTTTGTAAATTGTGCTTATGTGGATACCGCCAATCTCACTTTACAAGGAGACAATCTTCATTTCGATTCTGAATCTCTGAGAAAATTAGGCAGTAGATATTTTGATAGCTGGGAAAGTGCCCGAGGCAACAATGGAAGTATTCCGGCAAGCCCGGCGGTGCCAAATAAAGTGATAACTTTTGATGCAACACCGGCAGCAACAACTGTGGCTTTGGCGTGGACAGCTCCTGTGTTTGACGGAGAGTCAACTATCACAGATTATGTGATAGAAAGAAAGTTTACAGGGGGTAATTTTTCTGTGGTTGCTTCTGGAATAGGTGCTGTTACATCTCACAATGACACTGGACTAGCCGCCGCGACTTCCTACCAATACAGAATATCTGCAATAAATGCGATTGGAGCAAGTGTGGCGAGCAACATAGAAGCGACCGCAACACTCGGATTTACTTTTGCGGCAAATATCACTAATCACATTGACGTGTCTGTAGGCTCAGATGATTTGGTTGGATCGGCGACTGTCACCTTCGTGAACTCAGCAGCAATTGTTTTTGATTCTGATGTTGGTAAAAATGTTATATCAGTACCGGCAGCGGATGATAGTGTTGAATTAGATGGTACTGCTGATTTAATTGCCAGCAGTTATTCAAAATTAGTGTGGGTAAAATTTGATTCATTGGCTGGCAATATGAATGTATGGTCTGCATACTATGCTCCTGTAGGAACCCACTCGCACCTTCTTTGGGTTCCGTCAAATGCTTGGCAGGCTGCACACAATGGTGCCTTCGATCAAGTGGCATCGGCATCACCAGCCCCTGCAATAGACACATGGTATCATTTTGCTGTGACATATGATGCGGCATCTACAACTATGAAAGAATATGTGGATGGTGTTGAGATAGATGAGAACACGTCAGTGGCTGACCCCACTGCATGGCACACTAGATCGTATTTAGGCGACCTCAGCAATAGTGGTGGAGCTGGCATACTAGGTCGAATTGGTGTGGCTACATTAGTGGATCGGGCATTAACTCCAACTGAGATTGCCGAGCATATAACAAAAACTGCTTAATCAGAGAAAGAAATATAATGAGCATTTCAACAATCCTATCCTCAACAACTTGGGGAGTTGCAGCAGGTAAAATTAACGATAATTTTATCACGTTAATCACTGAGTTCACGAAAAACGTAGCAGCGCACAGCGAGTCTGCCGGGACAACGATACCAACTTTTATTTCGGGAGATTCAGCGTCCTGTGTGACAATTGACTTTGGCTCTGTCGAAAACGACGATATGCTTGTAGTCAATGGCGTTGTGACACTGAAAGTTGCATTATCTACCGCTGTGTCTCTATTATCCCTGCATCTTCAAAGAGCAGGCGGCGGACAGGCTTCTGAATTGCTAATATGGGTAGAATCCAGTGTAGATAGTGGAAGCACCTGGGTTGCTACTCCGAACACGCTCAGACAGGTGGAAATAGCATCAAATGGCGAAGGTTTCATCAGTATGGAATTTGGACAAGGGCAGGCTTCTCCAGCCGATGCCCAGTTCAGACTCAGAGCCACAAACGATGGTGGTGGAACGCTGGAATATTTTACACCATCAACAATCGATACTGGCAATGGTGATGCTTCCAGTTTCTCCGCACTGTTGGACATAAGCTATACGACAGTCATCGCGATTGTATAAAATATTTATTTTTAATCTATTGCTTGTTAACCATATCTCGTGATACTGTAATATTGAGGCGGTGAAAGCTCTTTCAACTCAAGTGTATTCTAAAAGTCGAGCATTAGACACCGGCCTCACTCATTCAATCCAGCGCGGGGCGCTGCTACCACAAGAGAGCAGAAACCCATGGGCGAAATAACAGATTTCAATGATCGACTTAAAAAACTTGAACAGCGTATGCATGATCAAGAACTGAAAACGGCACTTGACCGTAAAGACGTTGAACACATGACAGAAACTATGGAAGATATCAAAAAAGGTGTGAGTAAAATCAATACCATTCTAATGCGGATCACGATGTTCGTTCTTCTTGGCTTCCTCGGAGCTATCATGCAACAAGTGCTTGTGCAATAATATGGAAAAAGCACTGTATTATCTTTGGAATAAATATGGGACCAGCGCACTATTACTTGCTTTGGTTATTTTCTTTGCTATTCCTATAATGAACTCTTTTGAAAAGAATAAAACACAAGCTATTATCCCGGCATCGTTCGCCGCCCCGGCCTGCGATTGCCACACTTCGAACTGAAAAACTAACGCTTAGGAGACTGTATTGTCTGAGCAATCAATTAGTAATAAGGCCCGAAAACGTCAACAGCGAAGAGCTGCGAAAAAAGCACATCAAGCACCTCCCATAATCCCAAGAAATGACCGGCAGCGCGATCTCATAGATAGCCTGCAGAATTGCGATCAAGTTTTTGCAGTAGGCGAAGCTGGCACCGGCAAGACATGGCTGTCTGCTCGGATCGCTATTCAAAAATTGAAAGCACGCCAGACCTCCAAAATTCTCATCGCCAGACCTACTGTTTCCGACCCACGGCATGCACAGGGTTTTCTCCCAGGCAAGCTGGAACAGAAATTGGCACCATGGTTGGTCCCACTCATGGATGCGTTCAAAGATGAAGTCAGCACCAACGAGCTGCAGCGCATGCTGATGACAAAAGAAATTGAATTCCTGTCATTTGAGCACATGCGCGGACGCACATTCAGGGATGCTTTCGTCATCTTGGATGAAGCACAGAATTGTTCCTTTTCCGATCTGAGATTATTCTTGACAAGAAAAGGCGAGAACACCACATATGTTGTGACTGGCGATCCCTCACAAATTGATATAAATGATTCAGGTCTGGAAGATGTGTTGAAGATTATTGAAAAGTTTGACATAGACGCCGACATTGTTGAGTTCCTACCGGAGGATGTGGTTCGATCAGAGCATGCGCGCGAGTGGGTTACCGCATTTTCCAAACTCAAATAAATGTAGCGTTAACCATGTCTCTGTGGTAGAATGCGATTCAAATATGAATTGGACAAAATATGGCATTCAGTTATGTAATTGAAGATGGATCAGGAGTTGCGGGAGCTAACGGCTACGTTACGCTTGCTGCTGCCAGCGACTATATTGAAGCGAACGCTAATGCTTTTCTTGTCTGGGATGCATTGTCAGACGATCAAAAAGAGCGAGTTCTTGTGTGGGCTACCCGCTATATCGAATACCGTATGGCGTTCGAAGGAACAAAACTGAACGAGACATATATCCTGGCTTGGCCTCGGTCTTATGCCTATGATCATGAAAATATTCTGATCACGGATACAACAATCCCGATCCGACTGCAATACGCGATCATGGAACTGACAAGGTTTCTTCTGGCGCGTGATCTTGGCGAGCCTCTTGATTCTGCAGGCATCGAAAAATTGGTCGTGGATGTAATCGAAATTACGTTCACTACAGGATACACCGCCATTACCATTCCAAATGATGTGTTCCTGTTAATTGAAGACCTTGGAAGTGTCAAAAACGCAAATGGCAGTTCGTTCGGCAAAATTGTAAGGAGTTAAACATGGCTCTTAAAGATTTAGTTGCCGGTCTCGTCGTAACTGCTTTCGAGATCACAGACGACTTATCAGAACAAATCACATATCACGAACAAGGTGACTCAGCTTATGATCCGGCTACGTCTGCGAACACAGCAAAGACAGTGGTTGATCATGTCATTTCATTGGCATCTCTGCCGGACTATACCGCGTCCGAGCAAGAAAAGGATGAAAGCATAAATGGGCGCACAGATATCAAATGCCTGTTCCCTCTTAAAGACCAAACATTCACACCAAACGACAATGATACCGTGACAGCAAAAGGCGTTGTTTGGGATATTGTCAAAGCAAAAGGCGTACCCGGCGAAGGCTTGGCTATGCTACATTTGAGAAAAAGATAATGAGCCACTTAGAAGTTAGACGAGCATTAGAGACACGGTTGCTGGCACAGCTCACAGCATCGTATCCGGCTGTTGAAATAAGATGGGAAAACGACGACCGAGATGAAACAAATGAAGCCTTGGAAGTTGCACCGCAAATGTATCCAGGAAATTCGATGAGAACGGGCATTGGCTCTGTAAAGCCACGTCGATCTCATGGGCGTTTCCAAGTAGAAGTGTCAGCTGCAAAAGACACAGCTACAGCGGAGCGCGATGCTGTTGCTGAATTTCTAGGAAACTACTTCGCAGAAAAAGAGTATCCTGTGACAGGCGGACGTGTTGTCATGGGCGAACCAAATTATGAAAATATGCTTTTGAAAAATGGGCGGTATTCGCTGTCTTTAGATATCAGTTATTTGATCGATACTAAAGGAGTTTAAGCGTGACCGAAATAGCCCACCCTCAAGATTCCAAACTTGTTATCCTTGATGAAACTGAATGGGGACAAACTCCAGTCAATGGCTCTGCGCGAGTTATAAATTTCATCCATAACAATCTCATAACAGAAAAAGATTCAGTACTCAATGGGCAGCTTAATAGCGACCGCATGGTGAGCAGAATAGTTGAAGTGACTCATGGTGCCAATTCCCAACAATCATTTGAAATAAGTGCAGGGTCACACGATGCTTTCTTAGAGGCTGTTTTATCAGGCACTTGGTCGAGATCAATGACGTTTGACAAATTTGGTGACGTTGCTTGGACAGCCAATAACACCATAGTGGTGTCTGGCGCAGATGTAACTGGATACTTCTTTGTGGGTCAAATCGTGAAGCTGGAAGGATTTCTGACTCAAGGCAATAATGGATACAATGCTATCAGCACAATTTCTTTTGGTGCTACTGATACAACGATCACCTTTACTACGTCTCCCGGCACTATTGAGGCAACAAATGGCTATGCGTTTCTGATCGATGCAAATGATGTGGTTGTTCAAAGTTCAGACATTCGTTTGGGTACAGGTGGTAATTCGACAATTGATAGCAATGGGAATAATGAATTAGGATCGTTTGTTGTAGGTCAGAGAATTTATCTTGATATTCCTACCGGATCAATCACATTTTCTAATCAAACAATCACATTCAGCGCCACCGTGACTGCTGGCGATAATGTCTCTATGACTGACGGTATCGATATAATTTCGTTATTTGCCGGTGTCGATTTTGCTACTGGAGCAACCAGTGCTGATTCTGCTACTAATATCTGCTCGGCGATCAATGAAAAAAACAACTCTGGAGACATTGGCATCCGGGCAACCGTATCTGGCTCTGTTGTCACTTTGTATTTTCTGACGAACTTAGTAACCGCCATAGCTGCCGAAATGGTGGATTCAGGTGGAGCAATGGTTTTTTCTACTGTTTCTGTTGCCAGCGCAGCCGCTGCACGCGGTTTCTTCACGATTACGGCTGCTGGTGCAGACACTCTAACTGTGACGCCTCACCCACCAAGTGTGGCGGTTCTTGGAGCTGTAGCAATAAAAGGATCGGTGTTGAAAAATCCAACCGACCCACAGGCATCAAAAAAATCATTCACGATTGAAGAACAGTACGAAGATTTAGGAATTAGCAGCCTGCAAGATGGCATGAGAGTATCTGCATTGTCGCTGCACATGATGGCGGGACAAATGGTGATGGGCGAGGTTGCCCTGGAAGGAAGAAGAGTCACACCGAGAGATTCCATTCTGCTGAAAGATGGAGATAATTTAGTGTCGGGTACAGTGCTGGAGTCTCTGACACAAATGGATCAGTTCAATGCATCTTCGTATAATAGATTACGATCTGTAACCACAAATGTAATTCATTGCACGGCGAATATCGGAAATATTAGTAAAGATGGTTTGCCGATGACAACTGCAGTGGAAAAAGTAGTATTGGATATTGATGCAAATGCGAAAAAGCAATTTGCAGTTGGAACAAAATATCCGATTGATGTAGGACTTGGACGTTTTGAAATTTCTGGATCGCTAGAAGCTTATTTTGAGACACTGGATTTATACAATAATTTTGTGAATCACGACACAATATCTTTGTCTTGGAATTACAATGACTTATCTGGAAATGTTTACGTTTTTACGATTCCTAGCGTCATTATCACAGACCATTTAGTCGAGCTCAGAGGCGCATCAACGCAAGATGTGCCTGCTGGAATTCGAGATGAATTGCAATGGATGGCAAAAAGAGACCCAATTACACAGTGTCTTATTCAAATTGACCGGTTTTCAAGTGTCAAGCCCATATAGAGCCATTTAAAATATTTCTTGATTTATGGTTAACGCTGTGAGACAATCTATCCAAATTAATTAACCGGCCCCGACTCGGGAAAGTTAGGGGGTGTCCATTGTCGGGTTGGATGCTCCCGCTCCTTTACAACAAGATTGGAATTCGAAATGGTCGCAGCAGTAAAAATTGATAGTAATGCCACTGGGCTGCGCTATGCGGAAGAAGTAATTGGTGCCACGCTTGGTACTCTGCCCGGCACTCCTGACTGGATTCCTCTTGAGCCTAATGGCTACGACGACTTTGGTGGTTCGATCACGACGAAAGCCCGTAATCCAATCAACGATTCACGCCAGCGTAAAAAAGGTGTTGTTGTTGATCTCGATGCAAATGGTGGCTTTGGCACCGATGTTACACAAACAAACCTGCAAGATATCCTACAAGGATTCTTTTTCGCAGATCATCGCATAAAAGGTGAAGAACTTGTTACAGTCGTTGACGTTGATTCTGGTAACCCAGATGAATACGAAGTTGCTGCAACTGGGGCATACCAAGTTGACGACCTGATCCAAGGTCAAAATTTCACGAATGCTGCAAACAATGCAGTGAATGCTATAACAGCAATTGTACTCAACACTTCTGTTGAAGTCGCTGATGGTGTTCTTATCGCGGAGGCTTCACCGCCTGCAACTGCGCGCATCGTAAATGTCGGTCACGCTTTTGTAGCTGGCGAAGTTGAAATTGACGTTACCAACCCACTACCTCGCCTTGTTCGTACAACCGGTGCAAAAGACTTTACCGATTTTGGGCTTATCCCCGGCGAGTGGATGTACATTGGTTCTGATGGTGCCGGTACTGTGTTCACAAACGCAGAAAATAATGGCTTCAAACGTATCCGTAGCGTTGCCGCAACGTACATTGAATTTGACAAGTCTGACAGCGTAATGGTTGTCGAAAGCGCTGGCTCTCTGACAGTTAATGTGTTCTTCGGGCGCGTGCTGAAAAACGAACTTGCTGCGTTGATCAAACGCCGTTCTTATAATTTTGAACGTACCCTTGGTGCGCCAGATGGTGCGCTCACAGCAGAAATTCAAGCCGAATATCTTGAAGGTCAGGTACCAGGTGAAGTGACATTCAACATTCCTACTGCTGATATCATGACTGCTGATCTTTCGTTCATGGGAACAAACAGCTCAACAATTGATGGTCCTACTTCTCTGAAAACAGGAAACAGACCTTCTCTTGTCGAAACTGACGCATTTAACACAAGCTCTGATTTCAGTCGCATTAAATTGGCTGCTGTGAGCTCGTCTAACGAAGCGCCAGACCCACTATTCGCTTTCGCAAGCGATATCACAATTACGCTGAATAACAACCTGTCTCCAAACAAAGCGGTTGGTACTCTAGGTTCATTCGATGTGACTGCTGGTACTTTCCAAGTGTCTGGTTCTCTCGAAGTTTATTTTGCGGACGTGGCTGCCATCGAATCTGTTCGTGCAAACACAAGCATCACACTGGATATCGCACTGTCTAAAAACAATGCAGGTATCGTTCTTGATGTGCCTCTTATCACGCTTGGTGATGGTCGTCCAAATATCGAACAAGATGAACCAATCAAGCTCCCTCTTGATATGGATGCTGCGACAGCTGCGTCTATCGATCCAACTCTAGATTACACTATGATGATGGTGTTCTTTGATTACCTACCTACCGTGGCTGCAGCGTAAAAACTGCTCCACAAAAACCCGATAACCCGAAGGATTTTATTATGTCAATGTACTCAAGCTTCCAAACTAACGACGACCTTGAAAAAGGTGGAGTTGAACTGGATTATGGTTCTTTCCGTATTCGCATCGCGCGCGCCGGTGGAGCCAACAAGAAATATGCAAAAGTGATGGAGGCAAAATCTCGTCCACATCGTCGAGCCCTTGCAGCTAACACAATGCACGAAGATGTGGCAATGGACATCCTGTACCAAGCCTATGCCGAATCAATTGTTGTTGGTTGGACTGTCAAATCTCAAGAAGAGAAAAACGAAGACAAAGATGTCTGGGTTTCAGCCATTGAAGGCAAAGATGGGAAGAACATCTCATTCACGCCAGAAAATGTAGTTGCCACTTTCAAAGCTCTGCCAGAACTATTTATCGCAGTGAAAGACGCAGCAGAACAAGCTGCTACTTTCCGCGTCGATGATCTGGAGCAAGAGGCAAAAAACTAACAGAGGTTCTGCTTTATTCGCTAAAGCAAGGACCGACCGAACGAAACATATTAGAACAAGTAAAGCGTGCTGGTGGTAAGAAATACCCAAAATCCATTGAAGACGCGCCGGACCTGCAATTAGGTTTAGGATTGTTCTACAATGCATTTAAAGACTTGAATAGCGAGCGCACCGATGGTGCCATTCCTTGGAGCGCTGTTCAAAATTATTGTAAAGAACTGGAACTGGATAATACGCAAACCGAAGCCATGCACCATCATATAGTGGCAATGGATGCAACACAGGACAAGTTCTACACGGCAAAAAGTAAAAAGAAGGTTTAGATTATGGCTGGCAGTTTTAAGACAGGAATTGCCAGCTTTCAAGCCCGAATGAATCGCCGAGCAAAACAGGTTGTCACAGGCACCAATGAAGCGAAAAAATTGGTAGCGAAAGCTGCAAATCAATTCGTAGTTCTCGATACCCCGGTTGACACTGGTGAGGCACGAGGTGGTTGGAGTGCAACTTTAGGATTTGGTTCTGACATATCAACTGGTTTAGACCAGGGCGGTGTGTCTACTATTTCCAAAAATAATAGAACGATTGATCAAGCGCAGCCAGAGCAGGCTGTGTTTTTGACCAATAGAATAGAACACATTACTGCTTTGAACGAAGGGCATAGTGATCAGGCTCCATCCGGTTTCGTAAGACGAGCGGTGCGAGCGGCAATTGATGCACTGGGCAGAGCAGAATCAGTCTGGATGAGTTAGGATAATAAATGGCAAATATTAGAGAAGGCATTGAGATTGTCGTCACTGATAGGGGCTCAAAAATTGTCCGTTCAAACCTTCAAGCTGTAGGCAAGGCAGGCAAAAAAGCCGCTAATGGTGTTGATGATCTGCGAGCAATTCTTGGCTTGCTGGCTATCAGAAAAACCCTGTCAGTCTTAAAAGAATATTCAGACACTTTCACAGAAATGCAGAACAGATTGCGCTTGGTAACAACTGGTACCGAGAACCTTAAACGTGTGACTAGTGAGCTGGGCGACATCGCTAACCGCTCCAGATCGGCGTTTAAAGGCACAGCTGATATTTATGCTCGTGTTGCTCTGGCTACGGCTGAGATGGGTGTGAGCCAACAAGAACTCCTAAACTTCACAGAGAGCTTGAACCAAGCGACGATCCTATCTGGTGCGTCTGCTAAAGAAGCATCAAACGGTATCATTCAGTTGGGTCAGGGTTTGGCATCTGGCGCTCTGCGTGGCGACGAACTGCGTTCTGTTTTGGAGCAGTTGCCTGCTGTTGCTGATGTTATCGCGAAAGGCATGGGCGTGGCTCGTGGTGAATTGCGTGAGCTGGGTAAATCTGGAGCTATTACCGCAAAAATTGTGCTTGATGCTTTCAAAAAAGCGCGTGTGGAATTAAACGACAAATTTGCAAAAACAGTGCCAACAATCGCACAGTCTTTTACTGTTCTTGAAAACAACGTCATCTTCTTTATTAATACACTGAATGAGGCAACCGGCATCGCTTCGACGTTCTCTCAAGCAATGTTGTTCATCGCAAATAATATGAAAATTATTGGTCCTGCAGTTTTGGTTGTAGGTGGAGCTATTGCATCCATACTGGTGCCAGCCATGTTTGCATTTGTTGCAGCAACCGGTGCGGTTACGGCGGCAGTTAATATTCTATCTAACAACAGTATGGTAATTTTGGTGCGTGTTGTCATTGGTGCCGTTACTGCTTTGGTTCTATTCAGAAGAGAAATGATTAGTGCCGGTGGAATAATTGGTTCGATTGGATCAGCAGTTGATTTCCTTGTGCGTGTTGTAAAAGGATTAGGCACGGTCTTCGCAAATGCTGGATCGGCTATTGTTTCGGCGCTGGGCGGACCGGAGAATGCGATCAGTCGAACAACTGTTGCTGTGATTGCATTATCTACAGCAATTTTAATTCGTTATGCTCGACAAGCTATACCTGCAGCCATCACAGCGACACTTACATTCTTTAGAGTGCTCCTAGCAAATCCAATAGTACGCATCGTTGTAATCGTGGGTTCTATGATCGCAGCCTTAGTTAGTCTTGGAAAAGAATTCAAAGTTGTTAGACAGATTGCTCAAGCTGTTTGGGATGCAGTTAAATTTATATTCGAAGGCATAAAAGCAACTCTGGATGCACTAGGAATAACAAGTTTAGCGAATAGTGTTATCAATGTATTGATTGATGGGCAGGAAGCTGCAGAAGCAATTAAAGCAGGACATCTTGAAGGCGGCGAAGCTGCTGCCGGTAGCATTTTAGAAGCACATAAAAAAGGCGGAGAAGAAGCAGCCAAATCTAATTCTCAAAAAATTCAGGAAGCATTTGCTAAAGGCGGAAAAGAAGCCGCCGATAAAATGTATGACTCGATTCATAAAGCAACTATTGAAACTATCAAGAAAAGAAAAGAAGCAGCTGATGCTGAGAGACAGGCTCATTCAGATAACTTTGATCAAATCATCGCTGACATGCAAGCTGGTATTTCCGAAGGTGGAAAAAGAGCTGGAGAGAGTATGGCTCAAGGTGCAGCTGTCGGAGGTGTGCAAGGAGCTAAATTGCTCTCTGCAGCTGGTGTAGAATTTTCTCGAAGTTCATTGGCTGTAGTCGATAAAGCAGGTCTTGCATCTGGTAGTTTTGAGTCTGGGGCAAAAACATTATTGAGAGCTGTTGGTAAACAAATAGCATTGGTTAAACAGCAGGGTAATCTATTGGCTGCTCAAGCACAATTAGCAAAAGCACAAGCAGCACTGGTCACAGAACAAAAAGTACAACTAAGATTAAACGGAGGAAATACAGGAAGTAGTTCTGGAGGTAGTGGTAATACCAAAACTAGTAGTATCATAGCGTTCCAGCCAGGTGAAAAACTGAATCAGTTTGCTGTGCTTGGCGATCCAAACAATCGTGGACTGAACGATGGAGAAAAAGGTGAAGTGAATGAAAATCTCCTTGGTTTTGCAAAAGGTGGATCATTCAAAATTGATGGGCGTTCGGGGGTTGACAATAATCTTCTGAGCATCAATAATCGCCCAGTGGTTAAAGTGTCAAAAGGTGAGGATGTAATTGTATCACCAAACTCTAAAAAAGCTGGTGCAGGTCAAAACGAATCTAATGGCATCGTGCAAAATATCTCTATAACAATTGTCACACCTGACGCTGATTCATTCATGCGGTCGCCGGAACAAGTGCAGGCTAAGCTTGCTCAAGAACTGGCGCGTAGCAACGATAGGAATAACTAATGGCTTTTCATGACACACGCCTACCAGAAGACGTTGAACGTGGAGCTACTGGTGGACCAAGATTTAAAACCACGATTTTTGAACTGTCTTCCGGGCATGAACAGAGAAACATTGACTGGTCTCAAACTCGTGGCAAGTGGGTAATTGGTTATGGCATAGAGACAAAAGAAGAATTCTCTCTATTGCTGTCATTCTTTTATGCCAGACAAGGCCGCGCGCATTCATTCAGATTCAAAGACTGGTCCGATTATGAGATGACAGATCAAGTTTTAGGGCAAACAGACACTTCTACGTCAACTTTTGCTCTTTTTAGAACATATACCGATGGTGGGATATCATTTAATAGGTTGATCTCAAAGCCTGTCAATGGTACAGTTGTCGCTAAGGTTAACGGTGTTGAGCAAACGGTGGTGTACAATACAGCGCCATCTTCAACACAAGTTGCCATAGATACAACCACAGGCGAAGTCACGATTGGTTCAACCCATGCGGCAACTACCGGCACTGACGTATCAGTGACACTGGAATTTGACGCTGTATGCCGCTTTGATACGGATCAATTTGGTATTACATTAGCAGTATTCAACGCTGGATCAATCCCTAACTTGCCGATAATCGAAGTTAGAGATACCTAAGTGAAAACACTCAGTGCAGCACTACAGACCCATCTCGATGGTACCGTCACAACGTTGGCTACTATTTGGAAAATGACGCGCCGTGATGGTGAGGTTTTTCATCTGACTGATCACGATGTCAATCTCCTATTTGATGATGGTGATAGCGTCGAAACTTATACTGCCACTACTGGATTTAATCGCTCGGCAATTGCCAGCAACACAGGGCTATCTGTTGACAATATTGTGGTCAGTGGATTGTTCGATGCCAATGTGATTAGCAAAGACGATCTGCGTGGAGGGTTGTTTGATTATGCGACGATCAAGGTCAGTATTGTCAACTGGGATTCTCTTTCTGATGGCGCGATCAAAATGCGCAAAGGTAAATTGGGTGAAGCCACGTTTTCATCTAAAGGTGGATACACCGTCGAACTGCGTGGCCTCACACAGAATTTAAGCCAGGAAGTGCTGGAACTATATAGTGCCGAATGTAGTACCGATCTTGGATCGTCAAAATGTGGTATACCAATTTTAGTACCACTTGTGCAGCGCTCAGCTTCTGTGGAATTAGGGGATTTTTATCTTGTGGCAACTGGATCAACAACCGGCGTATCTTTTCCAAACTTACTGACAAACAGATCATTCGACACTGGAGCAACTGGTGCCGACATAGTGCCATTTGCTTGGACTGTGGATGCTGGAACTTGGCGAGTTGAAGTTGGAGCGACCGAAGGGTTATCTCCGTATGCTGGTGCTAATTTTCTCCGTGGGGGTAGTGCCGATCTGAATGTTCTATCTCAAACTATTGCTCTTCTTGACATCGGCGTTTCCGAAGCCGTTATTGATGCATCTGGATGTGAATCTAGCTTCTCTATTCGCCGAGCGAATACGAATGCGGATGATACCGGCAGAGTGCTCGTGCAATTTCTTGATGCAGCTGCTGCAGTGATAAGTACGCTGTATGATAGCACGACAGAAGAAATTGTTACATTGGACACATGGGAAGAACGAAGTGTGGTTGCATTTGCTGTTCCAGTAAACACGCGATTCATCAAAACAACACTTACAGCAAATAAAATATCTGGTGGAATTGCCGATGCCTGCTTCGATGAGATTGTATTTTCTGTTACAGAAATCGCGACAACAAATACACATCATGCTGTTTATGAAGATGTAATTTACGAAGTGACAACTGCTGGTGTGACAGATGCAAGTGAACCAACATACGACACAGTGATTGATGCTGAAACAACCGATGGGACAGCAGTTATGACAGCACGCGAGGCTTGGAATAGGGCTGGTGCTGTGAGCGAATATGTGGACAATGCCAACATTGGTATCAGCGTAACAGACGCGCGCGCCACGGATGGCTGGTTCAATGGGGGAGCCATATTTATTGAATCTGGGATCAACCAAGGACAAGCGCGAGAGATACGTTCGTGGATTGCTGCGACTGGTGACCTATCACTATTTGTGCCGTTTCCATTTAAAATTTCGCCGGGCACACTGGTGCGTCTATATCCCGGCTGCGATAAATCGTTCCCTCTATGCATTTCCCGGTTTGCGAACGCTGTGAATTTCCGTGGAAAGCCATTCATCCCAGGTGATGATAGTGTGGACATTGCTGTTCAAAACAGCACAGGTGGACAGGAGTAAGCCATGCCATCAGGTTCAATTACATTCGCTAAACCAGTTTACATCCGAGGAAGACCGGGAGGTAACCCGATCTATTTCCCCGGGCCATCAGTGATTCCATCTTACGGGCCTCATTCAGATCAAACCGATCCAAATTATATTTACCTGCAGAATAATCTTGCTCTGATTCTTGGACCATATGCCGGTGCTCCGTACAAAATTCTGTCAGTACCGCAAGATGTGCAGACCCTAAAAAAGGGCTCTGTGACGGATGCCGAAGGTCCGCGCATAAGCGACATCAATGTAAATGGTTCTGCTTACGGCGTACCAATCCCTATCGTATACGGAACAATGCGCGTTGGAGGGAACAACATTTGGGCTGGCGGAATTTATGAGAGATCAACACTGACCAGCAGTGAACCGACATCGAATGGCGATTACACAAACACGACTGATTACAGCTATTTTGGCACGTTCGCGATTGGTATTGCCGAGGGCATAGTCAATGATGTGATTCGTATCTGGGCTGATACAAAACTGATCTACGATAAAACTGGAGAGAACACAGATGTGTCGATACCCGGTCTTCTTTTCAAGCTCTACAATGGTACCGAAGATCAGCTGCCCGATCCAACAATCGAAAGAGATCAAGGCGTAGGAAGCACACCGGCGTTCCGGGGACTTGCCTATGTGGTCTTTCAGAGCATGCCTCTTGCCGAATTCGGTAATAGCGTGCCGAGCATGGAGTTCGAGGTTGTTGCAGGAGAGTCCACTCAGAGAATACAAACTGTGGGTACAGCATTGTACAACGATGTGCATGATTATGACGATCATTGGTTTGGTGTTGATTGGGATAGAGGCTATTGCTATTATGTTGAGTTTGATGAGGCTATAGCAAGAGTGAATATGAACAATGGCAATCAGGATCGTAGCAGAGCGTTGTCGGAAATTTTTGATCCTCCTGCGACTATATCTACATACGGAGGAATGGGAATAGCATCAAATGGTGACTTACTTGTAACATTAACAGGAGGTAACGCTTCACCAGTTGTTCTTGTTGATCCAGATGGATTGTATGAGAAAAAACGTTTTGGAGGATTCAGTACAGAAACTGCTATGACACCGTTTTTCTGGCGACAGGTCACAAAGATGGCGTTTCCAAGCTGCTACGATGACAGTGAAACATATCATTTTGCTGTATGTGGGAGTGTGCAGGCAGGAAATATTGGTGTATTAAGTGTGCCCGATATGGAATTTCTTTATTCAACTTCCGAACAACCATTGAATATTACAGATAGCCATGGAGATATTATTGGTATTTGCAAAGGCAAATCTGCAAAAGGCTTTTGTGAGGCTTGGGCAGCAGCCGTAACCGGTGGTATCATTTCAATCTATAAAATAACAATAAACCAAAATGCAAAATGGATAGAAAGTCAAGATGCTGATCCAGACACTTACAGTGGCATAAGCATAACATTACATCAACAAATAACAGCTGCTGATATTGTACCTGCCGGTTCTCTTGCAAAAATTATTGGTCCAATTTATAATGAGTATGATGATACTCTACTTTTCTTTGGAGCGAACACGTCAATTGGGGATCAACGTGTTATAAAATATGATCCAGTGTCTGAAACAAAATTGTGGCAAACAGAAAATATTGCCGCAAGTGGGAATGGCTTTACGACAGAAGATCATTGGTCTTATAGCAGATCAACCGATTATACGTTTGGTTGGATTGCTGATAAAAATGGTGTGCAGATCAATACTCTTGATGGTTCTTTAATTCATAATCATGACGCTCCTGATTGGGAATTTGGTGGAGTTCAGGGGACTGGTTCTTATGATTCTAAAACACAGAGCTTTGTAGGATTTTTACCCGGAAAACCATTCGTAAGATATTTCTTTGGACGTAATGACGGTGTGGGTTCAACGCTACAAAATATCGTCACAGATTTGAGTACACGAGCTGATATCGATTTAGCCGACATTGATGCCACCGATCTCAGCAGCATCACTGTACCTGGATATTTGGTTGGTGAGCCTATGTCCAGCCGTGAGGCAATTGAACCTCTTGCGCAGCTATATCAATTTGATGGATTCGAGAGTGACCACAAACTGAAATATGTTTTCAGAGGGCAAGACCCTGTGATATCACTTACCGAAGAAGACATGGGCATCTATGATACAAAAACCGGTGATGTTGTCACAGAAGAGCGCATACAGGAAGTTGAATTACCCAATCGTTTGACTGTAATTTATTACAATGGAGAGCTGGATTACAGACTGCAAAGCCATGCCTCAAAAAGAACATTGGCACCGAACCTGACTATGAGCTCTAATCAAGAAGTGAGCTTTGAAATTGAGGCATCTCTCGATCCTGATGTGGCGAAACAGCAGTCTGAAAAAATGCTATATTCTGAATGGATTGAACGCTCTAATTATGGCTTCAATTGGCCTTGGAAATATATTGCTCTTGATCCATCTGATGTCGTTGATGTGACTCTGAATGATGGCACAGCGATCCGTCAGCGTATTACAGATTTAGATGTTGGTTTGAATTTGTCTATGCAGGTTCTAGGCGTAAGCGAAGTTGCGAATCAATATACTTCGACTGCCACAGCCTATAGTGGCACTGGTACAAAATCACAGAAAATTATCACGTCTTACAACATCACTGCTTTCATCGTTGATGTTCCATTCCTAACAGACAACGTGACAATCGATCCGAACCATTCAAAGCTTCACTCATTCGTAAGTGGCTATCGAGATGGAACGTTTAGTTCAGCTATTGTCATACCAGATGCCAGTAATACTGTGGTACTAAGTTCAGCACCAGATATTGTTACAAAGCAAATTGTTGGCGCTTCCTACGGCACAACAGTAAATGCCATGCCTGATCCTCCGATAAATGCTGTCCACCAAACAGATGCATTTTCGGCACTCACAGTTGTAATGGATGTGGGCGGTGAGCAGATGCAAACAATTTCTGATATAGAGATGATGAACGGTGGAAATAGAGCTTTGCTATTAAAAACAAATGGAGAAGTTGAATTGATCCACTTCCGTTTTGCTGAATCTGTCGGAGACAAAACGTATGATTTAAAATACTTCTTGAGAGGGCGAAGAGGTACCGACACGATGGCATTTAACCACACCATAGGAGAGCGCTTCATTCTTCTAAAAAATAGTGGTGTGGATGCTGCTGTTTTGAAGAGTTTGGACATAGGCATTAATCAAGAAATTGCTTATCGAGCAATCGGTTATAAACAGGTCTTAAAAGATGGAAAAAAAGTGTCGATCACAAGTCAACACAGAACCCATATGCCCTATGCTCCGGGTGGTATTACTGCTACGCTAGATGGTTCTGATATAGATTTCGCATGGAGTCGTCGTGACAGATTCGGTTCTGATCTTGTCGATGGTGCATCTGACATTTTGCTGAGTGAAGATACTCTAGAATTCGAGATTGAAATACTCGAATCGTCTGGAGGCGCAGTGAAAAGAACTGTTGCAAGTTTGCCCACGCCAGAGTATACTTATCAAAATGCGGACATTATCACCGATTTTGGTGCAATTCCCACAACAATTTCGGTTAAAGTGTATCAAATCAGCGCTCAAGTTGGCAGAGGCTTCACCCAAGAATATGCAATCGATGTTCTGTAAAAAAAGAAGAATAGATATATGTCAAATAATTTAAACATTGATCAGGTTCTGGAGAATCAGGAAAATAAAGAAACTACCATTAATACAATGGTTGGGCAACTCGACGCCGCATTTACCGAAGTACTTAGTTTGGATTTTTCTTCTACAGACATAACTTTAACACAAACGCAAATGACGCGCAATGTAGCGTATACTGCTGCTAACTTAACTGTGCCAAGAATACTCACTTTGTTTGCGTCTGCTAGATTCTTTTTCGTCTCTAATGAGAATGGAACAGCAACACTGACTGTAACAATGGGGAGCGCCACACAGGTGATGGTGCCGGGGCAAGTTACATTGTTCTACACCAATGGTACAGTCAATGATCTATCAGTGGTGACAAACAACACCGACAATAATATCGCATATTGGAAAGAGCCTGTGGTGGCAGCATCAACATCTGCAGGTGTTTTGGCAGATGATTTTGAAAATGGTGATACTTTAGATTCTGTTGTGCTGGCAACGGGAGATCGCATTCTTCTACAAAACCAAGCCGATGCGTCTGAAAATGGTATACGTGTTGTGGCAGCATCTGGAACACCAGCTAGATCAGCAGACTTTGATGAAGATGTTGATGTTGTCCCCGGTATTTCTGTGGTAGTGAACACCGGTAGTGTGAATGCTGGTAAAGTCTTTGTACTGATAACTGTCGGACCAATCGTGATTGATACAACTGATCTCGTCTTCTCAAGTCTTTCTGGAGGGGCTGTTGAGGAATCAAATGTCTACATCAATGCTATCTTCCCTGAAATTGGTGCAACGTCAGCCGTGGCTGCTGCAGCAAAAGGATTGATACTCAAGCCGTACAAAGACATTGAAGTGTCTGGCGTATTTGGTGTGATAGACACTGTGAATACTGGGACGTATAAAGGAGTGATCGCAACTATCACCGGTGGTGACATTGATACGATTATTGGCGAGACTGCCGTGTTCACAGAAACAGCAACAACAACTGCTAAAATGCAGGAAATGATATTTGCTTCAAATCTAACGCTATCTGCTGGCACTGAATATTTAGTTCTGATTGTGCGCACTGATATTGCAGTAAATGCATCAAATGGTGTCTATGTAGCCGGGAATGGAATTTATAATGGCCTTCCAATGGCGAATGAATATACAGCAGTGAGCATGAATGTAGCTGTGGCAAATGGCAACACCTACACTACGCCGGGGGGCAATTCCTACATGGTCGGCATTGTCGGAAAACAAACTGCTTGGTCTGAGGGTTTTAATTTACCATATGATGTTGGTGCTTTCATTGGAGGCGTGGCAACATTATCTTCTGAACTGATGCAATTTCTATTACCTCGTACTGCATTATTGGCAACGGATGCTGGAGATTCCGTTGCTTATTCATCAGCCAATTGTTCGGCTGAAACTGATTTTGATATTCAAAAAAACGAAGTGTCTATTGGTACTATGCGTTTCTTAAATGGAACAGCTATAGCTACTTTTGTTGGTGTTAGTGAAACCACTTTTTCTGCTGGGGATCGGCTGTCTCTTCACTCTCCCTCAAATCTCAATGGACTGGTTGATTTATCATGGACCTTCACTCTGCTTAGGAGCAACTAATGGCAGCTCGTGTATCGCAGGTATATGCAGAAGTCGTTCAAAGCGAGCATGGGGAAGCTCGCGTCTCTCAAGTGTATGCAGAGGTCGTTCAGAATAAACGTGGCTCGGTTCGCGTCTCTCAGGCATATGTTGAAGTGGTTAAAAAGATATTTGTACCGCCAGCACTAATAGTAATTACGATTGGAACTTAAATGGCTTTAATATTTGTAGATGGATGTGATGCTTACACTGCGACCGATGGTTCGGACGTTGGTCAAAAATACGACACGGCATTTCCAGCCGAGTTCAATTGGTCAGCTTCTGCTGGACGTTTTGGTGGTGGTGCTATTGTTGGTATAGATGATCAGTTGCTGCTCACTAAAGTGTTTCCAGCTACTGGTACCACTGTGTCTACAGACGAATTGTTTTTTTCTTTGTCAATGCTCATCAGCGCTGCCGATGCCGGAGAAAATTTGCTATCTTTCAGATCGACAAGCAATGATGTGAATATTTCAGTCTCGATATTGGCTGGAGGGTTCTTAAGAGTGCATAGAGGCTTAGGGGGGACAACGCTGGCTACTTCATCACAAGCAGTGCCTCTAGGGACATATTTCCGGCTGGAAATGCGCATGGTGATTAGCGACACAATTGGCATAGTTGAGATGAAATTCAACGAAGCAACAGTTGTTTCAATAACAAACGCTGACACGAATGTTGGAGATGCGAATATCAACTCTGTTGAAATACGTGGTATCGATTTTGGTACTGTCACATATGATGATATTGTAATACACAATTCTGCCGGAGATGCGCCTACTGGTTTCTTGGGAGATATTTCAATTGATACTATTTATCCTAATGCTGCAGGAGATGTTTCAGATTGGACACCTCTAGCAAGCACCAATGTTTCTAATGTTGATGAAACTGGAAGCAATGATGGTGATACAACTTATGTGGAATCATCTACTGTCAACAATAAAGATTTGTATAACATGGACGCTATGGGGAGCACAGATACCATTTATGGCGTTGCTGTGAATCTTGCAACTCGTGCAACACTTGTCGGTTCTCATGATGTAGATGTGCTTGTGAAAACTGCCTCTGGAGAAATAGCTAAATCTGGGAGCATTGCGCCAGATGCTGCATATAAAAACGTGCAGGGAGTATTTGGACTAAGGCCGGGAGGTGGGGCATGGACTAAAACAGATGTTGATGCAATGCAAGCTGGCATGGAATTACAATCATAAGGATACCGATATGAAAGTTGTACGACATAAATTGCAGGGCGTGTCTTTCGTCCCTACCAAAAACTATTCTAAAAACGTGGTAATTGATCCGATCTTCATCACCATGCATTATACCGGTGGCTGGTCTGCAGCTGATGCTATCCATGCGTTTAAAACCCGTAAGGTGAGCGCTCACTTGGTTTTAGATCGCGATGGTGATCTAACGCAGATGATTCCATTCAACAAGCGCGCGTGGCATGCTGGTCCTTCCAGGTTTATGGGATACAGTGGATTGAACAGCTACTCAATCGGCATCGAAATCGTCAACATTGGCTACTTCAAATATGTCAGTGAAGGCGTGTGGATGGATGGTTACGGGCACAAGCGCACCGACGACTATCTGTTTGCTAAAGGATACGATCCAAAATTGATGATCAAAGCCAAGCAACCTATTCTCGGTGGAGGCTATTACTATTGGCCTATGTACACCGAAGCCCAGCTGAAAAAACTGGATGAGATTGTGGATGCTCTCGATGATGCATACAACATCAAAGCGATCAACACGCACGAAGAAATCGATACGCGCGGCTGGAAAACTGATCCAGGTCCTGCGTTCCCAATGAAGCGGTATAAAGCCCGTATCAATAATGGTGAGCGAGAGAAGGATGAGGAAGAAACATACCGCATCCGCGTGACAACCGACAAACTGAATGTGCGTGAAGGTGCTGGTCCTGAGTGGAAAGCAATCGGACATTTAGATAAAGGCATGGAAAGAACCGTGCTGAAAACTGACGGAAAATGGCTCCTATTATATCTTGGAGGCCAAGCAGGACAAGGCTGGGTACATGGCTACTACACCGAAAGAATTTAACAAACCAAATAGAACTCGCCGGGCAGTTTATGTGTTCGGCGGCACATTGGTATTTGCTGCGATGGCATTTTATGTTACGCTCTTTGGGAGCGGCGACATTGCCGAAGCATTTGTCAAAGGCTGCATGGGTGTGATCCAATGGATCGTGCTTCTATATCTGTCAACCACAACGATTGATCGCTCTGAGATATTGTCGAACCTTGGCAAGAATATGGGCATGCCTACCTCTAAATCAAAACCGCCAAGCCCGGCGAGCGAACCATATGAAGAAGACCCGGATGCTAAAGGATAAACCATGGGTAAATTACTTGGCTTACTAGGCCTAAACAAAATGATGTTACTCGGCGGCGCTGCAATTTTAGTGTCAGCAGGGTTGCTTTTTGGTATAATGACCATTAAGTTATCAAGACTGGAGACAAAAAATGCTTTGCTCCAACAACAGATCATTGTCAAAGACGTGAAGATCAAAGGCCTTGAGGGCACGATCCGCGTTAAGACGTTTACGGCGCGCCTGCTTGAAGACGATCTCAAAGCGCTCAGAAAGCACGTAGAAACAACCGAACAAGCCCAGCAAGGCCTGTCAGAGTTTGTGGAAGGAATATTGAATGCTGATCCAAGTGAAGACGGTCCTGTCTCTCCTATTCTCAATCGCGTTATTGACGCTCGCTAGTTGTGCGACTACCCCACCAATTCTTACTGTCTCTGTGCAGACAAAGTTGGTGGCACCTAAAATTCCTGATGCTATACGCCGCTGTTTACCGCGTGTGGTTTCTCCTTCGATTGAAGGGCGCACTCAAAAAGATGTCGCAGTTCTCATTGCTAAGACTGATCATCGTGGTGATAATTGTGCTGCTAATCTTAAAGTCTTGGACCTTATTCTCAAGGACCACCAGAAAAAAGTAGATGCATTCAACGAGGCCGAACGTCTGCGCGTTGCCAAAGAAACCAAAAAGAAGTAGGTGCGAATGCAAAACGACGAAGATGATTTCCATCAAGCGAATACCTATAAGCCGTACGCATGTGAGTGGCGCATCCCATATATTGAGAACGAATCTCCAGAAGAACGGATGAAACGTTCGGATGTAATCAAGCAGAACATTGTGAATAAACTTGCCGGTCATTTGGTTGATTGCAATGCAGTTGATATCAGCGTCAATTTTTCTGACGACGACATTGGCAAAGATTACGTTTACACAGCAACCTGTCTCATAACAAACCCCATGGCGAGCATCGGTGACGACATTAAACTGTTTCACCGGATGATGGATTATGCAAACAACTACCCATTTGATAATGACAATGATAGGAGAGTGTTCGTCGAAGTACTCGAAACTCTTCGCCCTAAACCCGTAATGATGCACTAGGAGCCGACATGATTTTATTTACTGAACCGAACAGCCTTGATTGCTCAGAAGCAGACAGAATTTTGCAGAGCGACAACAGACAATATGAAGTACGTCAGGTCAACTCCGACATTGAAAAAGCCAAACTGACTGATAAATGGAATGTCCTCGGGCTTCCTTTATTGGTGACAACAACTGGCGCTCTCATTGGTGGTATTGATCAAATCAGATCGCGCTTCCCTAAAGTGCCGGAGTTCACAGGCAATGGTGAAGAAGTAATGCATGTCGAGCTCTGCCGACCCAACGCGATTGCTCCTACATATGGATCAGCCTGCTCTGCCGGTATGGATTTGTACATGCACAGTTGCATGAGCACGAATGACACACGCGCATCGTATCCTCAAGTATCTCTGCATGCAGGCGAACGCCGGTTGTTTCATACCGGTATCAAAATTCATCTTCCGAGCTCTGAATTATATGGGCGCATTGCTCCCCGATCCGGCTTGGCGGATGACTGGGGTATCGACGTACTCGCCGGTGTCATCGATAGTGATTATAAAGGCGAAATCGGTGTCATCCTATTGAACACTGGATCAACTTCTGTCATCCTTTCTCACGGAGATCGCATTGCTCAGCTGATCATAGAGAGATGCACACGCCCGGATATCAATGTGCTCGATGATGCAAACACTATCCAGAGAAATGTTACAGGCAGAGGTTCTGGCGGTTTCGGATCGACCGGCACGTAGATCGACGAGAGTCAAGAAATCTTTCTCCACAAAACGCAAATATATAAATTGAAAAATCAGCTCGGTTGCGGCATACTGAATCTCACACACTAACAAGAGATTTTCCCATGGGCTTATTTGACGAACAAGTTCACAGATTACCTGACAGGTATCCGTGGACACAAGAATTTATTACCACGTTCTGGCGCACCTTCTGGACGCCGGACGAATTCAATTTTAGTTCAGATAAATCCCAATTCCTCACATCTCTCAATGATCAGGAGCGCCAGCTGATTACGCGCACACTCTCGGCTATTGGTCAGATAGAGATCACAGTGAAGCGATTCTGGGCTGATCTCGGTCGTAACTTCAAACACCCTTCTATCTCTGATCTCGGTCTGGTTATGGCTAACTCAGAGGTCATTCACAATCAAGCGTATGAGAAGCTGCTCAAAGTTCTTGATCTCCAGGATGAATTTGAGAAAAATTTGGATGAGCCTGTCGTGAGAAGCCGGGTTGATTATCTGCGCAAATACAGCAGCAAAATATATGACGATGATCGTAAGCAATATGTTTACGCCATCATTCTGTTCACCCTATTCGTCGAGAATGTTAGCCTGTTCAGTCAGTTCTACACCATCATGCATTTCAACACATTCCGCAATGTCTTGAAGGACACCGCTCAACAAGTCAGCTATACGCGCAATGAAGAAGACCTACACGCAAAAATCGGCATCAAGCTGATCAACACGCTGCGTGAAGAATACCCAGAACTGTTCGATGAAGAGCTGGCAGAACGAATTAGGCAAGAAGCAATAGTTGCATTCGATGCAGAGGCAGAACTAATCGAATGGATGCTTGGTGATTATAAAGTTGATGGACTGAGCAAACCTATATTAAGAAATTTTGTAGCATCCCGGCTAAACAGTTCGCTGGAGTCAATTGGTTTTGCACCAATTGCTATCACGAACGATGATATGATGAAGCAGACTGAATGGTTCGACGTGGAACTCTACGGCAACAATTCAACTGACTTCTTTCATTCCAAACCGGTTGATTACGCAAAAAACGGAAAGACCTACAACTCAGAAGATGTATTTTAAAATGACAAAATGGCTAGACGCGGACACAAGAACTTTCCTATCACGAGGATATCTCCACAACAATCAGACACCAGAAGAACGCATCAGGCAGATTTGCGAGACAGCGGAAGCTAATCTTGAAATCGCTGGGTTCGCTGATGAGTTCGAACAGCAGGTCCTAAAAGGATGGGTCTCATTCTCTTCACCGGTGTGGTCGAATTACGGTAACGACCGTGGCCTGCCGATCAGCTGCAATGGCAGTTTCTATGACGACAGTGTGGAATCAATTCTGTTGAAGACAGCTGAGATCGGCGGACAAACAAAGTTCGGTGCTGGGACCAGCGCATACATGGGCGAGCTGCGACCGCGCGGCGCAAAGATTAGCGTTGGTGGGACATCAGAAGGTCCAGTCCATTTCATGCGTATCCTACAGGAGACGGTTGATGTGATCAGCCAGTCAAATATTCGCCGTGGTAATTGCGCGGTATATCTGAACATCGAGCACGCCGACATTATGGAATTCTTGGAGTGCCGAGAAGAGGGGAATACGATCCAGGATTTATCACTTGGCGTGACCATCACGGATGCGTGGATGGAAGCAATGATTGCCGGTGACGATGATAAAAGAAAAGTTTGGTTGCGCATTCTAAAGAAACGGAGCATGACCGGCTATCCTTATCTATTCTGGACAGACACCGTGAACAATGGCGCGCCGCAATGGTATCGTGATCATGGAATGAAAATATGGGCTTCCAATCTGTGCGCAGAAGTTGCCCTGCCTTCCAGTAAAGACGAATCATTTGTGTGCTGCCTGTCCTCGGTGAACCTCCTTTATTATGACGATTGGAAAGAAACCAACCTTGTCCGAAATATGATGTATTTTCTGGACAGCGTGATGGAAGAGTACATTCA